AATGGCGTTGATGTAATTATTTGTCACCATCGTAGTGCCGCCCATGTTAGACAGTTGGTTATTTGGGATGATCGTTCCAGCCGTTCGAGGCACAAACAACTCAGGCCCACGCTCGCCAACCAAAGAAGCCTGACCTACTGGGGGGCTGCCTCCATCTGCAAATGCACCAGCGCCAGCGTTTTGCAGTTCAAACATTGACCCTGCACCCGTGCTGACAGGAAACATTGTCGGGAACAACATTTTAAATATCCCCGTCATTTGCGCTCGTAACTGAATCGAGATCAAATCTTGAATGATGCTACGGGCCAAATCCTTAAACCCTAGTTTGCCAGTTCGCACAAACTTATCAATGGCGCTTTCCATATTGCCCATGACGGATTGGAACGCAGAAGCACCTTGCTCCAAATCTGTGGGCATATCCCTAAAGAATCGAGCCGCACTTTGAGCAAAGCCCTCGCCAAAAGAACCCTCCCTTGTGGCTTTGGTCGCTATGTTTCTTTCTCTTGCAAGCAAATTACCCCTTGCATATAATTCATTCTCACGCTCAATAGCATCAAGTTTTGCTTCTCTGGTCAAGGTCTCGTCTTTGTTAATGGCCTCAATTGCATCTTTTCGTTTGTACTCAAGTTGCAAAAAGTCTTGCTCTAGTTGTAAATCCTCTGCCCTCATTGTCAAACCAGCAATAGACAAATCAAACATTTCCTTTTGTCTATCAAGTTGTTGGCTTTCTAAATCAAGTCTTGCCGTTTGAGCGTATGCGCCTTTGCGGTAAATATCCGATTGTTCTCCCAGAGCCTTATTGGTTTCCTCAATAACTTTGAGTTCTTCCATGCGGCCTTTTTTCATCAATTCCCATGCGTGTTTTATTTGTCTTTCAAGCTCCCGCTTTGCCGCTGCCGCTTTTGGATCAACACCTTCAATTGTTTCTCGCCTTTGTTTCGGTGCGTCCCAACCAGCACCAGCGCCCATGTCAAATTTGCCCATGCCTGTAGGGTCTGGGTTTAATATTTGTTGTCTAAACTCATCTAATTTTCTACGGGCTTCTATTGTCTGCTTGACATACTCATCATTTTTGGCTTCAGCAGTTGCCCAATTTTTACTAATTAAATTATCGGCATAACTGTATATAGCAACAATTTCAGCAACCGTTGATTTAATAACATAAGCAACTTCGGCAGCAACAACGGCTATTGTCTGAAATACTGTTTTGAATATATCGCCAAGCAAGTTACCCTCGCCCTGCATTTCCTTTAAATACTCAATCGTTGTTTTAAGCACTGGGCCTAACTCAACGGCAAGCACTTGCATTGTGTGTCGAGCGTTCTCGCCAAATACATCGTACATATCAGCAGCGGCTTGGATTGCCTCCTCTTGCTTGACTGTGACAGTATTAACTTTTGCCATGTCTTCGGCAAAGCCAATTGCATCAATGCCTTTAAAACCTTTGCCGAATACCTCCATACCCTTGGCATTGCGGGTAACGGAGTCATCCATCTTGCCTAAGTTCTTGACAACTTTGTTAAGCAATTCTTCTTCGGACAAATTGCCTAAGTCTTTTAAACTTACGCCCAACATTTTTGCGGTTTTCTGGGCTTCAAAAGAACCACCAGCCGCTTGGTCTATGAACTTGGTAAACGCTGCAAGCATTTTCCCCGCATCATCGGCTTTGCCGCCAGAAACCGCCAGGGCGTTGGAAAGTTTTAAGACTGTGCCAATCGCTACATCATTGGCTTTGGCAACATCGGCTAATTCATCGGCGTATTGAAGTGCTGCTGCGCTTGCGGCAACCAAAGCGACTGCGCCCATTTGACTATACTTGGCTGCGGCTTCCCCAAGTTGAGCGAGCTTTTTCCCTGCTGCCTCAATGCCTTTGTTAAATTCACCAGCATCTAAGCCAAGCGTTACGCCCAGTCTTGCTATGTTTGCCATAAATTACCTCGAAAATTTAGACTTATCAAACCCCTGCGCTTGCATCATAAATGCCAATAAATTATCGCTTACAGCCGCTTTTGCATATGCAGGGTCAGGCGGTGGGTATATGTAATCATACGCATTTCCCATAATGTTGACCAGCTTATAAGGGGTAGAGTTTGCCGCCCTCATGTAGTTAAACACCCCGTTTGTCAGCGTAGCCAGTTGCGTCAAGACCCCATAATTTCCAATCATTCCGTCTGCGTACATTGTCTGGATGCTTGCCATTGTCTCGCCATCCAAGTCGGCTAGAGTTTCCGTTGTATGCCCGTTGAAGATCATGGAGATTTCCACCTGTCTCCTCAACGAGCGAATCAGTTTCCCCGAGCTTCCCTATAGCTTGGGCTAATTACTTCGCCAATTTTCTCTACTATCTGGAGCTGGACAGAAAGGGGGAACTCCTCCTCAATGTCTTTATAAGTCAGGCTTTCCAAGGTAGACCCCTCTAGCTCTGGAATCAAGAGCTTAAAGAACTCGGTTATTCGAGCCTCTGTGATTGCTTTGTTCTTTGCCGCCTCACGCATTGAGCGCCCGTCTACCAAAATATCATCTTCGGTAAAAACAAACTCCTCTGTTTGCGATTCCTTAAACTGCTCTAGGGGCTTGCTTATTTCGGCGTAGATTCTGTCAACCTCGGCCTGCTCTGGGGCCGTGATCTTTTTGTAAATTGCATCTGACTCTGCAACCAAAGGGATTTGAACTTTGAATGTGTGACCACCCAACTCGAAACTCCTAGTCAGCAATGCTTTGCGCTTTGCTTGGTAGCCTTCTCCAAATGCTTCACTGAACTTTGTCATTTCTTAGCCCTATATTGATTTATGCGCCGCCCTAAGATTTCCCCAAGTCGCATGGCGGTCTGCTGCGCTTGGCTTTCAAGTGCTGGTCTTAAATATGAATGTGCAGGGTTTCTCGCAGTCCCAAACTCTTGTGCTACTGCCCTTGCATCAGTCAAAATGCCTTTAGATTCTTTGAGTGACTTTAATTTGCTCTTGTATGCTGCTTTATCGCTTTTATACAAATCAGCGTTTTCTTTGTAGAACTTATTTTTAGCTCTTTTGGAAAATGATTTCGTGGTAACAAGCGCAATGACCGTATCTTTTTGGCTTACATACTTAGAATTAAAATCTTTTTTTGTTGGCCTGCGGGCCTCAACTTGCATTGTTATTGATAACTCGCCCGTGTCTTTTGGGGCAAGCGTTTTTGCTACGGAAAGCACTGGCTTCATTGCCTCACGCACCGCAGGGACAAGCACCGAGCTGCGTGCCTTCTTGTCCCCAATGTCATTGGCTAACTCATCAAAAGCGTTCTGCACTTCTTTCAAGCCTTCAATCTTAAAAGAAACACGCATGATTACACCATTCTGATGATTTTGTTATAGATGACTTGATTCAACTTCAATGCGTACTCAACCACCTCGTCTGGGGTCATTTTGTCTGCGTGCGCTTTTGCTATCTGGTGCGCCAGCGAGACTGCGGTCATGCGTTGCTGCGTAAACCCAAACCAATCCTTGCGGGACTCGGCTTGGGTTACGAGGAAACTCAATAGATCGCTTGTGTCTTTTATTGTAGTGTCCATGCTATTCTTCGGCTTTTGCAGCCGTATAAGGGTTGTACTTTTTCAAATACGATAAAGCAACGCCCTCAATTGTGTCTGGGTCTACCTTTGCATCGGCAACCTCTTTTGCATTGACCTCCAACCCCCGAGCCACAGCGTCTAGGGACTGGTAAGTCGTGCAAAGCACCTTAATGGCTTCGGCTAGCTTCATGCTGATGCTGACCAGCCGTACTGGTTGCCCCGTGGGTGAACGGTAAATGTGACCTTGGCCTCGGCTCCGGGTGCGGAGTCAATAGTCCACTGACTGACACGACCGTTGAACGCATAGTTCACGATGCCCGTGCCATCGGTGGCAGAGATAATAAAGGTGCGGTCAATTGTCCCGTTATAGGCATCTGCACGCAACAACAACAAAACCGTATCGCTAGGGTTCCATGCCGCTGTAATGGTCATCGATGTTGGGGCAGACTGTACAGGGATTTTGTCAGACTGACGGGAGCCAGCCACGCCGAAAGAAGCAACTGCATCGTCCTGACCAAAGGCAGGGATTGCCTCGACTGGGACTAGGTTGCCAGAAACCGCTAAAGCCGAGACTGTGGCATAAGTTGCCAAAGCAGCCGTGGTCAAAGCAGTTGGGGTTGCAGAAGGCTGTGCATAAAGCGTAGCACTAAAGCCGGGTAGGATTTTTGTTGGGAGAGCCATTTTGAGTTTCCTTTAAAGAATTAAAAAAATTATCTTATGCTGGAATATCTATTGTGCAGTCTAAAAACACTTGCGCTAACTTTTCCTCATTATCGTAGCTGTTATACAACCATTGCACATCAGCTTTAGCAATCTGAAAACCATTTGTTGCGCCGCCAAACAATCCGCTATAACCATGAAGCGATTGTAGTATCTGATTGGAAATTGTGAAACCGTCTTCTATTACTTGCGTAAAAATAGATATTTGGAAAGTCGGGCGGTCAATGCCTTTAACCGACTGATAAACGCCTGTATATACTGGTTGATGAACATTTCGGAGCATCCAAGTTATGAACTTCGGCTGTGTGGCAAAGTTCCTGTTAAAAGCCGCATACACGGGCACGGGCGTGACAATCGAGTCCAATTGGTACTGGATTGCCTTGCCATAGGTG